TGCCCGATTTGGATTTCAACCACAGCGAATACTAACACCAAAACTATGCGACCTCTTATCACAACCTACCGCGACCGTGGCTTGCAGGCTAGTGCCTTGCACACCTGTCTCAAGCTGCCGACCACTCAGACAATCACAATCAATGGTGTCGTGTACACCTTCGGCACGGACGTCTTTTATAACAAAACTCGCATCGAAGACGCCGTCCTCTCGCTTTGCTACGCGATCAACGGTGACCCCGGCACGTACGGCACCCGGCATCTATTCACTCAGCCTGCGGGTAGCATAGTTGCAGTAGCCTACGGCAACAAGTTCTGCACAATCGCGGCGGTTCCCGGCACGGCGGGTAATAGTCTTGCTGTGACAACCTCCGACGCTGCCTACTTCACCGTCGTCACCCCGCTTGCTGGTGGAACTGCTGCACCGTAATGAAAGACTTCGTCAAGACAGTCCTAGCTAACCCTGAGCATCCGGTGACGAAAGACCTCCTTTCGTCCTCGCTTGCTTTGTTGAAGACTAGTAAGGACTACGTCACAACGCTGTACCCACAATGGGATGTCGCTGATCTCGACTTCCGGTTGCAGCGTTCTGCGGATGACGCGGATAAGAAAGCCGAACGGAGGAAAGAACCCAAAAAGGTGGTTCTCCCGTTCGCGCACAGCCAAGTGCTCACCTTCGTGGCCTTCTGCATCCTGCTGTACAATCAGCGGCCTAACTTCTTCGAGGTGTCGGGCACTGGCCCAGAGGATAACGGCACGCCGGAGAGTGACGCGCAGAAGGTTCTAACGAGGGACCTCAAAGCGTCGAAGTTCAACTCGGTCCTCTACCAACTCCTGCTCGATCTAGGTCGCTGGGGGCTCTGTGTGGCTAAGACCTCCTGGGAAGTTAAGCAAGCTACGGTCCTCACCGAGGCTATGCAACCCGCAGGCGTGTCCATGTCCGGCTCTCCAATACCTGCCCAACCGCTGATAGAGACCAAGCGGCAGACAACCTTCATGGGTACCAAGATCACTCCAATCTCACCCTACCACTTCTTTTGGGATGTCTCCTTCCCGCTGACTCGGTTTCAGGAAGGCGAGTTCTGCGCGTCGGAGGATGAATACTCGAAGACTCGGTTGAAAGCTCTGCAAGCCCAAGGTGTCATTGTCAACCTTGACTCCGTCGAGACGGCTAAGCAGGAATGGAGTGAGAGCAGCCGCTTCCACCGCACAGATAGAGCCCAATCCGCCTCGACGGTGAGGATGCTAGCCGGCGACAAAGCGTCGGGGACTGTAGTCATCACTGAAATGCAACGCTGGATTGTGCCGGCTGACTATGAAATTGACGGGGAGAAGCTAGGGCCGGAAGATCACCCCGTGCTGTATCTGTTCTGGATTGGTAACTGGAACACTATCCTCCGTCTCGAACCGCTGAACTACCCGCACGATCAGTTCACCTACGATGTCGGCCAATTCTCCCACGATCAGCATAAGCTAGTCAACGAAGGGCTGGCCGAACTCGTCAAACCTATGCAGGACATTGCAGGCTGGCTGCTTAACAGCCGCGTGGCCTCTGTCCGCAAGATTGTCGACAGCCGACTGTTCGTCAACCCACAAGCGGTCGAGATGCAGGACTTGGTCGACCGCAAGCCGGTCATCCGCATCAAGCCCACAGCGATGGGAACGCTCGACATGTTTGTAAAGCAACTAAACGTGTCGGACACCACCCAAGGTCACATGCAGGACATTCAAACTGTCTGGGGCTTTGTACAAACGCTCACAGGCACTAATGAAAACTCAACCGGACAATTCTCTGGAGGCCGCCGGGACGCAACTCAAAGCCGAGCGGCAAACGCTGGTGCAGCTTCTCGAAATAAATCGGTTGCTACGGTTCTATGGGAAGTCTTCTTTGACCCAATGGGCCAGAAAATGTTGGCCAACGCGCAAGGAGCACTCACACTGGAGGAGTTCCAACGAATTGTAGGTAAAGACGCGGATGAGCTGCGGTTCGCCGCGTTTAACAAAAGAGCCGAAGGCGTTCAGAATAGCTACGACTTCACTTTGTTCGACGGCACTCTGCCGAGTGAGAAAGGTTTCATCGCACAGTCCATGCAGGAACTTCTGCTCGGCTTGTTCGAGAACCCAATGGCACAGCAGCTTCTGCAAGACCCAACGTTCCGCAACCTGCTCCTCCGTATCTGCGAGCTACGGGGCATCCCGAACGCGGCCTCTCTCCTACCACCACTAATACAACAAGCCATCCCACCAAATGTCATCCAGTCCCAACTCCAGCCCGGTGCTCCGGGACAACCTGTCCCAGGAGCTATCCCCGGAACAGCAGTCGGCCCTGCTTTCTAAACTCCATGAGTTCCGTGAAAACCCTTGGTATGCTCACTTCGTTGCCTGCACGCGGGCTATTCAGATCAACCTTGAAACCATCGTCCTCAATTTCATCCCGTCCGACCTTCGGGAAGAAAAGTTACGGGAACAGTCTATCGGCGCAAGTCGAGACGTTGCCAGCTTCTACAACAAGGTTGAAGAAACATTCCATCAACTAAATTATGTCAGACTACAACGAGACAACCCCGGTGGAGAGCCAGCCGGACACGAGCAACCAGACGAACGAACAGTCCACGGAGACCCTCTTGCGGAGTTTGGACGCTCCGGCGGAGACGAACCAGCAGCCTGAGGTCGAGACGGAGGCGGAGTCTTCCATGACGGAAGCTCCAAAGTCTAAATCCACCGGGCTGAGTGAAGACGACATCACACGCATCTTGTCGAAGGCGATGCCTTCGGTGCAGCAGGCTCCGACTACTGAACCGGCAAGGCAATACACCCCGGAGGAGGTTAAGAGGCTGCTGAACGTCTTCGAGCCAGACGACGCTTTCATGGAGCGGCTGTCTAATCCGGCGTCGGCTAAAGAGGCTGTGCAGGAAATGCTCGCAGGTCAAGCGAAGCACTTCAACACTGTCCTCCAACTCGAACGGCAAGCGATGCTTGCCGAGGTTAATCGGGACTACTCCCCGGTGAAACAGCAACTCCAGCAACAGGCGGCAGCGAAGGCCGAAGCGGAGTTTTACAACGAATTCAAAGACTTGAAAGGAAGGGAAGAACTCACCACGACGGTGATGCAAGCCCTCCATGCACGTGGAGCGTTCCAAGGTCAGGACGCTACCAAGATCAAACAACTCATAGCAGGGGAGACGAGGACAATCTTGAAAAAGATGGGCGTCTCTGCCGGGACTTCGCAGTCCAACGGCACACAAACAACAACCAGCCAACGCCCGGCTCCAGCGACTCTGTCGAATGGTAGCCAAGGCGGTGCGGGACGGGGAGGGTCACCTGCGGCCACCGGGACGTCTGCAGTATTGCAGCACCTCGGCCTCTGAACGCACGGCTTGCTTAGATACAACATCATATGCCTAGCTTAATCACAGGTTTGCTTAACAGCGAATCAGACGCGTCGTGGCGCTTCACTAACGTCCGCCGTTCTATCAACTACAACTACCCGAACGGCTCCGCTGTTCTGGTGGCACTGTCCGCACTTCTGAAAGAGGAAGCGGTTAACGACCAAAAGTTTGTCATCTTCGAGAAGCGGTTCGCGGAAGCGAGCACGACTACGAAGGCGGTCACGACTGGTTTCATCACGACCACCGGAACGAACACAGAGGTAGCCGACCAGATCGACTATGCTGTGGACGCTCTGGCGCGTATCTGTGTCACCTCGACTGCACGGTTCCGCGCGGGTAACATCATCCGTATCCGCAACCTCGCGTGCGGCGCAGCTGGTGCTACGCTCGCGAACGTCAACGCCTCGGTAGAGAGCGTGGTTGATGCAACGCATCTGGAAATCCGGTGGCTGGAGACGGTCACGGATTACTATAAGAACGCGGCCAACGTCGGGATTGAAGTGCTCGTCATCGGTAATGCGGCCTATGAAGGCCAGACCGGGGCGGCTCTCGTCCCCTACCAGTTGCCCGATGAGCTGTACAACTACCTGCAGATCAGCCGTACTCCGTTCCAGCTCACTGGCTCGGCGAACAAGACGGCTCTGCGGCAGGACAAGAACGGTCCGTATCCCGACAAAGCGAAGGACGCGATGCTTGCACACGCGACAGAACAGGAGAAGACCTGGCTGTTCGGCACTCGCGGGATGTATACGGACACCACGACTGGCTTGCCGAAGAAGATGACCGGCGGCATCGAGTGGTACCTGAAACAGTGGGAACTGGGAACCGTCTACGGCAACAGTGCCACGGCGATCACGGCTGACACTGACGACCAGAAGCGTATCATCAATAACACTGCTGGAACGCTCACGCTCAAGCAGTGGAACGGCTATCTGGAGCGTCTCTTCCGAGTCACCAGCAATGAGGCCAACGAGAAAGTGGTCCTCTGCGGCAACGGGTTCTTGATGACCCTCAATGACCTCTATGCGGGTAAAGCCGTGTTCAACTACAACTCGCCTATCAAGGCGGGCCGGTTCGGATACGACTTCGTCTCGCAGGTCACTCCGTGGGGCACCATCCACTACAAGACGCACCCGCTGTTCAACCTGAACGCTTACTGGCGTTACGGCGCGTTTGCGCTGGACACGGGCAACCTCAAGTACATGTACCTCAAAGGTCGTGATACTCAGCTCCTCACCGAGCGCGAGCCGAACAACGCGGACTATCTCGAAGACGAGTGGCTCGGCGAGTGCGGCCTGCAACTCACCCTGCCGGAGTCCTGCATGATCTTCAAGAACATGCAGACGGCGATCTAATCACATGGCTACCACATTCACTGTGGTCGCTCGGCGGGATGGTGGGTTTCCACCATCCCGTTTGGTGACGGAGGTCTTCGGCCTCATGGTAACTGACGGTAATGACGGAGCCGCAGCAGGTGACATTGCGGCTTCGGTCTTCGGTCTGAACCGCATCGAGAAGGTGAGTCCAGCGGTAAAGAGCACTGGCGACTTGATTGTCGTTGTCGCTCCTGACTACTCGGCTACGGGTGAAAGCACCTCTATTGTCGGCAAGGCTGCGGCGACTGCCGCGCAAGCTAACATCCCGGCGGGCACTTACGCCCTAACTATCACCGGCTCCTAAAGGGCCACAACCAAACAGAAAGGAACAAACATCATGTCTAACATGCTCAAGGACCACCTCAAAGACGCTATCTGCAAAGACGGCGATGGCAAGAATGTTCGCAATACGCAAATGCTGCGTGGCGGGCCTGAACACTCGACGGCCGCAGACAAGGCGTCGAATATCACCAAGCAGTATACGTCTCAGCTCATCCAGGCTAGCGGTAAGCCGGGCGGCGAGAACGACCTGCACGGGTAAACAACCATGAGTGATCTAGCGACCCTCAAGTCCAGCATCGCTGCGTTTTTGGATAAGTCTACCACGGACTTCTCCATCAACGGAGTCGACTTACTCCTGCAAGCCGTGAACAACGCCAAGCGGTGGGCACAGTCGAACTATGACTTCGAGTACGCTAGAATCCAAGCAACGCTGGTCGTTAATACGACAACGGGAGGGTTGCTGTCAGCTGTGGTGGACACTGGCAGCAACCCTGTGGTTGTTAAAAAGATCGAGTCAGCCTACTTTCCGGTAGGCACTTCGACAGTCCCGATTCAGTTCTATGCGAAGAAGAACATGATTGCGGAGTTGCGGCGTAGGCATGACCAGCCGACATACGGTCTGGAGGCGGGTAGTACACCCTACGTGCAAGGCTACTCGGAGATTACGTTAAGTGGCTTTAACACCGGCATTATGGTGCCCGCCCTTGTGCAGCACGGTGGCACACTGTTCTTGTATCCGGACGTCTCTGATCTGGTCTCATCCTCGACGGTGACTGTCAGCCTGGACGTAATCAAATGGATGCCGGACTATTCCATCGACATCCAGACGCCGGCTAACTCTGTCCTCACCGACTTCTTCATGACTTACGGTTATGAGTTCCTTCTGTGGAAAGGCGTCATCGAGGCTAATCACCTTTTCACTCAGTTCGTTAACAGGACGGAAGGTAGCCTGACGCCGCCTGATCGGCTACTCGACGCTGCGTGGAGAGCCTTCCTCGCGTGGGATAGCGGGCTGATCGCGTCTAATACAACAGCTTTCGACCTCGATTAAGATGCCACACAATCCCGGACCTTTACTCACAGGAGACCGCCTTGGTGGCGAGAACACTATCCCGCCGGAGTTCCTCGCGGCGATGGAGAGGCACGTTGATGTCCAATGGAACCCGACGACGACAGAGCCGGACCCGTTGAGCGACACGGTGGTGGAGTCGGAGATTGCTACCGACCGGATAAATGAGCGGAGGCGGCAGACGGTGAAGAAGAAGGCGGGCAACATCACGCTGTCAGGCATTAGGCACAATGAGAGTGGACAGCCTGTCCAGGTCACGTTGTTGATGAGGCCGACTACGGATACGGCTGGAGTTCCTTCGGCGACACAGCAAGTGGCGGTGAAAGACATGGGCAACGGATGGAGCATTGAGGAGACAAGTGTAGAAGGCTCTTACGTAAACGGAGTTTTCACTCCCGGTGTGTTCCCGCAGAACTTGAAGGACGTCCGGCAGGCCATCGTCCTACCGGATAAGTTTAAGCAGTCTGGAGCTATTCTCACGACGGAGGGCGCGACTACATCAGGAACAACGGCCACTACAACCACGTTGGGTTCGGGAGGCACAGGAGTAATTGAATCCAAAGCGCAGCGGGTGGACTTGTTCAAGGTGCGGTTGGAGGATACAACGCTGACGGCGTCGGTGAACGCTTCGGTGCAAGAGTACGGTTTTCACGAAGGCTTAGTGGCACCTATCGCTACGACCTATGTAGCAGATTCCGACGGAGCGTCCAGCGGTGGCCTCCTTGTTACCAATGTCCAACGTGAAGTCATCGGCGGGGGTAAGGCGATCAATAAGGTTGAGACGGTAGCTTCTTGGCCGACGCGGTATGGGCAGGACTACAACCCACGGCTAGATGCTGTTATCCCGTGGACGGAGACTACTGTAGCTCCAGCCGCCTCCGGGACGGCGAGGACGGAGATTCGTCCGGTGGACTTTGCGAGACAGCGGAATCGGACGTATGATCTTACGACTATTACGGCTGCGTATAACGCCTCAGTTGTGGAGTTTCCTGGGAAGACTGTGGTGGACTTGCCGGATGTACTTACGTCTATCACAGCGACATATAACAAAAGCTCAGGTTCGGGTGCAAGCAATCATCCGGTCACGCAGCAGGCGTTTGTCGTTGTCAACGGTGGCTCTGCCGGACTATCTCCGAAAGCCACCGCTCAAGGTTCTGCGGCGATTATCGCAGATGTCACATGGAACATTACGAACTATCGCGGGATTCAGGTCGACTGCCAGCATTACTATTTCTACCTCACAGGAACAGCTACGCTCGCACAGGTATTGGCTAAGTTAAACGGGATTGCGAGCACGGGTGGTGCTGTGACAAACCTGGAAGTCTTCAAGCCACAGACGAAGCAGATCAAGGTTTACGGTGGGCAGGTGTCTGTGCAACAGACTGCCGATACGCAGGAATCTATGGGATGGTCACAGAATGCAAAAGGCACGGTAACAAGCACGATTCAGCAGTATGAGTATGGCGACGCCTACTCTAAAGAAGTCGGCTTATCCACGCGGGTGCTCACTATCCCGCCAACTATCCATGCGGCACTTTCGGTAGGTGGGTTGACAAGCGATTCGGAGAGTGTGACGGTAACGGTGAAAGCGAACACAACGGGAATAACTGGACCAGCCGCAATGGGTCCAATCATCAATGAGCCGACACCAATCATGGCTACGGTTAATGGTGGTGTGACGCCATCATCCTTTTCCGCGACGTCGCCCGCAGCTATCCCGACCTTCGGCAAACGTCTTGTCGCGCATACGGGTGACCCAACAGACTACGGCTTTACGCTCATCCATGCTGTGGTTGTAGACTTCGCGCAGTATGCCTAAAGATTCTCATACAAAGCAACTCGCAGCGGAACGCGAAGCGATGGAGACGTACGGCTTGACGCGTGGTCAGGCAAGAGCGGGTTTGTGGGAGGCGGCAAAACTGCAACAGGTGGAGAAGAACCGACGTGAGCTTGAGCTTGAAGCGTTGACTAAACGTATCGAAGCTAAGGTCGCGGCAGCGGCAGGTGCGGCGGCGGCGGTGGAACAGAAGTTTGAGCCGAGGCCGTTGATGCAAGGGGGAGGAAACGCCGGAGCACCACAGCTTGCAGTGCCAGCGGCACCTTATAGGGAAGTCTTGGTGATCGCGCCGACGGATTTCATTAACGTAGCACCGAACACAACAGAGACCAGCACGGCAGTGCCGTGGCCCGACGGCACCGCCTGCACAGTTGATATTGGAGCCCAAACTAGCGACATTGGTTGGCTTGGTTATCGCGTAAAAAGCGGGAACCTATACCTCCGTTGGATTTGTTTTTTCGGCTCTGGCAATCCATTAAACGGCGAAGACATCACCATCACCGCCTTTCTTTAACCGCAGTATTAACTTAACCTAACAAAACAAACTATGGCAACACAACGCTTTGACGGAGACGTCGAAATCACTGGAGGTCTTCGGGTCTCTGGCACTTACACTGGACCGATAAATCGGTCTAACATTATCACGGATAACACAGCGGTTTATGAACTACCGCTGACATCCTTCCGCGTGCATAACGCGATGCAGACAACGTTACCTGGCACGGCTCTGGCTCCCGATCTCGGGATTACCTCTGGCGCTTTCGGCACCGATGTCCCCACGATGCGGTCGGAAGACCTGAACGGTGACGGAACCGCAGCCTCCTACGCGCGTGGGAGCTTTACGCTGCCGCCGGAGTATCTGTCCGGCGGAACGATCACGTTGCGGATATACGCCGACACGCAGGCAGGAACTGCGAACGTGGACGCGCAGGCTTACCAAGCGTCCAAGACGAGCTTTCAGGTTACCGGGAGTGATTTGATCACCACGGCTGCTACGGCTGTTACCACGACTTACGCTGCTAAGGACTTCGTGATTACGCCGACGTCAAGGGTGGCCGGCGATACGCTCGACATCCGTCTCGCTGTGATCGGGACAACGAGCGTCACCGCGAACACCATTGTCCGCATCTCCAACGTTGAGATGCTTCTCCAAGTCAAAGGTTAATTATGAACCCTAACCAACAAGGTATGCAACTCCCTTCACTGGGAGAAATTTTAGCCCTCATTCAACATTTTGGGCCAGAAGGCCAGCTGCGTCAGGCGGGTGGCGCTGAGACTCTAACTCAGGCACAGAACAACCGGCGATATGCTGAGGCACAAGGCGTTCCTAGTTTGGATGCGCTCGCCCTACACCAGCGTGGGCAACAAGCCGGCTCGTCTCTGGAGCTAGATCGAGACCGGTTGCGAGCGTATCAGGACTCTCAGGCCGGCGACGAGCGGACTAAGAAAGCGTCTGGTATGCTTGGACTAGCGAACATAATGCCGATGACTAAAGAGGGTCAGTCTCAGCAAGCGCAACTTCTCCAACAACTGTATCAGATGTATCTGTCTGGTCAAAACCAAAACCCACAACCCGCAAAACCGTTAACCACTGCCGACCGCTTGAAAGGTCGGACTGAATATCACTAACTATGGCTACTTACAATCCGTTTCTCGATCCAGACTTTGTTAGCAACACAGCTAGACCTAAACTAAGTGGCACCGTGCAGGCTGCACCTCAGCCGCAGCAACCGCAGACTCCAAGCCTACCCTCAGGCGTGGGAGAGTTTCTGGCGTCTTATGGGAAAGCCGTTGAAAATATGGGACTCGCTGGGCCGGGTCATGGCCGGAATCAGAACATTGCAGACAGGGCTGTTATTGAGCGCGAGGCTGCGTTCCAGCAGCGAGCTGCGTTCAACGAAGCCTTTCCTCGTGGACGGGGAGCGGACGGTTTGGTAGAGGTGCCAAAGATCGACCAAGCGTTGGCGAATAGGGCCTATGCTGCACGGCGTGCCGGTGGGGACCCTCGTCGCCCAGTGGGCGACAACAACCTGAAGATAAACCAGGAACAAACCGGCTTCCAGATGTTGCCGGGAAAGACTCCAGACGGAGCCCAGCGTCGGGTGTCAACGTGGGCACCTCCGCTGTCACTGGGCGGAGTGCTGGCTCCTTCATATCAAGCTCCGACCTATACCGGTCGGGGTGGCGATTTCCGCGACCCGAAAACCGGGGCTGTCAGCGGGTTGATTGACTACCAAGCGCCAGACGGGGTGAAATATACAGACGCTAATGTCTGGACTGTTGCGCCTATTCCCGAAAGCGATCAACGGGGTCCGGGTATTTACGACTCTAATTTTATGCCTCCCGCTAAACTAGCTGAAATGCAACACGTTAGAGACCGGGCTACCGGAAAGCAGGGTGGTCCGATAGGCCCGCCAATGACGCGCTTTACTCCTGTGGCTGCTGGAGGTGCTAAGGCACCTCCGGTTGCCGGAGACCCGGAGGCCGCTGCAATTACCGCGATGCTTGACCGCGAAGTGGCACAGTCAAGGGCGCGCGAAATGGCTGAAATACAAGCAGCTTTTCAACCGCTGCCGGCTCCAGCTACGGCTCCAGCCACTGTTGGGGATGCTATTACGTCACCTCCTGCCGAAGTGCCGCCTGCAGCACCGGCGGCACCGGCGGCAGGCCCTAGACCATTTGAAACCCCCGAGGCTGTCCAAGCACGTCTCATGCTGGAGGAACAGGCAAGGCAGGATCAGCTAGCTGAACAGGCAAAGAAACAACAAGAAGCTAAGCGACGAGCGGAAGAACAGGTTCGTCTGGCAAAACAGCGCCAGGTAGAAGCGGATCAACGCGCTTTGGAGTTGTCTAGGCGCAAGGGTAACACTCAGCAGGAACCCTGGCGTCCGGGTGCCCAGCGCGGAAATCCTAACCAATGAACCAACCCTTCACCTACGGTGAACTCTTAGCGAAGCACGCTAAGGTCTCGCAAGACCCCGAGTTCAAAGACATCTCTCTGCCGGATTACGCGGCAGCGATGAACGAAATCACGGGGTCGCAGAACTACGACCAAGGCTTAAAGGACGACTTTGTCCGGCGTGCCTCTCACAAGGTCGATGAGGCGATTGACTGGACAGGTCTCCCACAGGGCTTCCAGAGTGTGGGTGAAGGGTTAACCTCAATGCTCGGCGGTGGGCCGGAGTATCAGGAGGCCGTAGGACACGCGTTCCGAGGATTACCGAGGACGTTGGGTGAGATCGGTGTCGGCGTGGGTGCGGCTGCTTTAGCGACTGCGGCCGCTCCGGTGGCAATCCCGGCGGGTGGTATCGCGGCTGGCGGTATCGCGTTAGGGACGATGGCGGGGTTGACCGGAGCAAGAACCTACGGCGAGACGGGGAGTGTGCCACAGGCCGGTGTCTCGGCTGCTACGATGCTCGCGGGTATGAAAGCGAGTCAGATGGTCGGACAGCCGATTCTTCGTGCGATGGGAGCACCGACAGCAGCGGAGTTTGCAGGCAAGGTTGCACCGGAGTTCGCTGCTAAGGTCGGAGCCAGTTTCGCGCCGAAAGAGATCGGTGAGATGCTCGTCGCCAGCAACTACCCGCAGCAGATCGCAAGGATAACCGGCATGATAGGGTCTCAAGTTCCAGTGAACGAGTTAGGTGCCGGCATCAGTAGACGTATGCAAGAAGGTGAGTGGCGTATGCCTACGGGTCCTGAGTTTGTTGCGTCCACCGCAAGTTTGCTACCCTTCCTCGGGTATGACATGGTGCGAGGCGTCCAGAACCCGATGCGGACGTTCAACAAGCAGGTTAAGCCGGCGTTGCAGGATAGCTTTGTCCAGCGCGGCGTGGCCGATTATGTCGCCAAGCACGGTGAGATGCCGCCGGACAACCAGATTGCTGCGCTCGCGCGTGAGGCTGAGATTCTCCCACCGCTGACAGGGCCAAACTTCAAGATCGGTGATGATGGTAGGTTTGAGGCTAAGTTTAACTCCACGGCTGAGGCTACAGAATGGGCACAATCCCACGCTTCTCGGTTTGATGGGTTCGACCTAGAAGCGAGGAATGGGATTACCTATCTCAAGGTGAAGCCGAAAGATGTGGCGGACTTCTTGGAGTTGACGGGGAATAATGAGAACAATAGCTTCTTGGAGAGTCGGAATAAGAGCTTCACTTATCAAGACGCTGGCGCTGAGAACGTCATGGCTACGGTCATGAAATACAAGCAGCGTTTCATGGATGCCGTTAATGAGGGCAAACCGGAGGGACAGCGGATTAGCGAGATAGACTTGGTGGATGACGAGCTAGTTCGGCATATCTCGGATGCTCACCGGCAGTTCGAGCAAGAGCAGATGGCAGCGAAGACTAAGGCACGTCCTACGCAGGATGACATCATTAACCGGGCGATTAAGATTAACACGGTTGAGACGGAGTTTGGTCGCGATCTGGCTGTAAAGATCGACCCGGCGTACTTGGCGATGGAGCAGGAGTCAGTCGCGAGGGAGAACCAGCGCGCTGCGGACTTGGCTGCGGACGCCGAGGCTGTGCAGTTGATGAACAGCGACCCGGCGATGAAGGCAAAGGGCGAGTTCGCGTCGAATTGGTATGAGAAGGAGCGTGGGGTTGGTGCGCGGAAAGAGACTGTCATGGAGAGTGGGCAACACGGGAGGACGACCACAGCAACGGTGGGTCAGTCCACGCCAGAGCAGTTGGCGATTGACAAGACAATCGCGACTAAGGAGGGTCTCTTGCGTGGTATTCCGAAGGATGACTTGTTTGCTCAAAAAGCCGCTGACGACTTGAGGGCCGAAATCACGGCGTTGCAGGAGAAGCGGGCGACGTTGGGTGACCCCGAGAAGGTCGAGACGGTGGATGAGAAGGTCACTTACAACGAGGACGGCGACCCGGTTAATGAGAAGGGCGAGGTCATCGATGAGAACGCCGACGAAGTCATCACTGGCGGGAGCTATGGTGCCAACTCAGGTGTGCGTCCTGCGACTCCTGGAGTCAGCGAGGCTTTGATACGTGCTGCGGTGAAGTACCCTGGACAAGTGATCATTAACCCTGAAGGTATGCCGAGAGACCCGTCAGAGTTAGCCTTCACGTCCTATCTGCAAGGCACTCGCAAGCGGGCGGAAGCAGCTTACAAGGCGCAGGATGCTCAGGCGAAGTCGACGGGAATTGTCCAACGCTTCGGTGCGGATGAAGCCTCGGCTAAAGCGTACGCGGAGCAGAGACAGACTGGTCGGTCAGAGGCTGAAGTCGCGGCGAATGTAAAGTTCGAGGCTGTGAAGGACAAGAACGGTGAATGGGCTGTTCGAGCACTTGACCAAAATGCCATTCGTTCCTTCGAGGGCAAGTGGCAGACGGAGCGTGGCGATTGGGCTGACACCGAGATGGAGTCGATGATCGCGCAGTTTGTCGGTAAGCTGGAAGAAGGAGCACAGGTGGAGGTTGCCGCCGAACGTGGCGTCCATGACCTCAATGACATCCGTGACCCTGCGATCAAGGTCATGCGGTATCAGGCGACTGTGAATAATGTTGCCTCTGCGATGAACGACGGACTGTTGCATCGTGAGCTGATTCGCGTTCTAAATCTGGAGCGTAACCGTAAGCAAGACTCCGAGCTGAAGAAAGCCAAGGCGCGTGTGCTGCAATACATCGACTTCATTCGGAAGGGTGGGAATCTGACGTGGAAGATCGTCCATAAGCCGGCGATGAGGGAAGTCTTTCGGACTACGGACAGGGCTGAGGCCGAGCAGTACATCCAAGATCGTCTCACTCAAGCAGACGTCGGCAAGACGATTGGGTCTCGCGGCGAAGGCTTAACGGTGAGAGATTATCAGTTCACCACCGAGAGGGCGGAGAACAACTACAACGTGTTGGAAGAAGCCATCATGAACCAGTTCGGCGATCAAGTCTCGGTGGGATATAAGGTGATGGAGAAGCCGAAGGACGTGGTGGAAGTGCCCGGTAAAGGTGGCAAAAGCGGACGGCGTGGCTTCTTGACTGTTGAATTGCAGGGTGACCTCGAAGGATTTAACAAGCAGTTGTTGGCGTTGTCGGCTAGAACCGGAGTCGACTATGGCGGCTTTGTCAACGAGGCTAATGCTGATCGCAGTGGTCGGCTCAACGAGCGCCGAACCAACGGATTGTCTCCAGCCGAAGAGATACTCGCAGCGTTGCAAGCTGTTGGAAAGCAGTTCCAAGACCCGCGGAAGCTGTACGAGCGTCCGAAGGGTGATTTCGGATTCTTGCCTAAGCCGTATTGGGAGCTTAGTCGTGACGAGAAGGGGAGGGTCACAGCTCACAGGCTTGGCTTGAACGACCCAGAGACAGGTGCCTACATCCCGGCGCACGAGGCTGTGAAGACAGTCAAACGAGGTATGGACCTCGCGGTGCCGGCTGGCCCCGGTGTCATGGTCAAGCAGCGTGACGGGACGATGAAGGAGCACAAAGGGAATTGGGCTACCTTGGTCGATGACATATTCAAATCCGAGGGCGTTGTCTCTTTCGCTGACTTTGTGAGCGTGATGAAACAAAGTCTGGAGAAGGATAGGAACGCTCAGACGGGGCCGCAGATTGATCACTACAATCGCGTTCTCGACATGCTGTTGAATAAGGGGAATGAGCGTAACTGGGCACCTAACATCCCTGTCGGTGTCGCTATGGCGAAAGAACTTGGACACGCAGGGCCGGACGGACTCATTAATGGCGTCTTCGGCTGGTATAACCATTCAAGGGATACGCTCCAAAGCACAGGTATGCTGCTCTCGCCGTACTATGTGCATCCGAGGACGGGCAAGGTGTATCAGATGTCCGCCTTAGAGTTCTTGCCGCATCTTATCCACGAGGCGACTCATGGGAATGTCGCTCATGGCTTTGACGTCGACCCGGTGCTCAAAGCTCAGGGTATCGCCTTGGTGCTGCATCTTAAGAAGCAGCTCAAGTTGGATTCCGCGTGGGCTTCCATCACCGGAGCCGAGCCTCGGACTATCAGTGCGCTGAGAGACCCTAACCGGGAGGACTACGTCAGCCTGCAAGAGTTAGCCGCTGATCTGTTCACAGACGAAAGTCTCATGCGCACTTTGCGTGGGATGAGGGATGACCCGACTTTGGGGGGTAACCCAAAGCCGATGAACAACTTGTTCAATCGCGTGATGGACTGGATTAAAAGCTACCTGCTGAAGGTGTTCCCGTCGGGTAAAGGCGAGAGCGTGGTTGATGGCGCGTCTCTCTATGACCGGTTGGCTAACTATACGGCACGCGCTATGGAAGTCTCGGATAGCCGAGTCCGCATGGAGTATAAGGGTGATGTATACTCCGCCATTGCGAAGGAAATCTTCGGGTCTAGTAGGGTCGACCTACTCGGTTCGCGGAGGCCAGAGCCTTCGGAGCGCACTGGGGATAGCGGAGTAGGCCGCGTTGTGGGCGGGAAAGAGCCGGTCAAAACGGCTGGTCTCGGCTGGTCGCGCACGATTGGGGATGCCACGAGGCCGAAGACGGCGGAGGATTATACTCAATACGCGAAGGCTCGAAACGTGCAGACTAAGGCTGAACAAGCAGCCGCCGACGCGGAGCGCGCTAGGATTGAAGCGGACCCGAACAGGCCACGGCGTTTGGTTAAGGTGAAGCAGGTGGAGCCAACTCCCTCTGAGGAACTAGCGAAGCAGAGGACGGACGCGTTGAGGGCTGAGTTGCAGAAGGAGTATCCTGATAGTAAGAAGTGGACTATCATTGTTACTCCCCCTGAGAAGTCCAAATCAGGACTCGTTTCCTGGGAGGGCGGTAGGGTTGAGGTTCGGTCCAAGACGGAGTATCAGCCTATACCGACTGTGGACCTAAAGGGCGATAACGAGTTGCCGGGTGTGATACGTGCTCAAGGAAAGAAGACGATACCGGAGTCTAGTAAAAACATTGAGGAGGATAATGGACCTCAGTTGATCGACCAGCCGTTGCAGTTCGCGCAGACAATAGTTCAAGAAGGACCAGCAGGTGAGCGGGTAGCCTATACGCGAGTTGAGCGTCCGTCGGGCGAGTTCAAGATGGGAGCTTACAGAGAAATGATATCGTCGGTGGAAGGCACCGAGCCGGTTCCGGCAGGGCCGAAAAGTGTGCCGCCGGCGGAGAAGGACCGTGGGCCGGGATTGTCTGCCGAGGATGAGGCGAAGGTGAAGGCAAGGTGGCCGATGGGGACGAGTGAGGTGGAAGGTGGATTGCGGAGTTACATTGGGGCTAACGCTAATGTATTGAATAGTTCTAGGCTCACAGCCGAAACCATGCTCAAGGCGGGGCGGTCTCCAGAAGAAGTTCGTCAAGTGACTGGTTGGTTCAAAGGTAAGTATGATCAGAAAATGCGGTGGGAAGTGCCGGATAACTCGTCGAAATTGACCGGATTCTGGGAGAGTTTGTCAGAAAAGAAGCTCCTGGGAGCAAACGAGAGTCGAAAGCTTTCTGAGGTCTTTGACCATCCGGCTTTATACCAAGCTTATCCAGAACTGCGTGATGTTAATGTAACCAAACAACGCGGTTTCCTTGACTTCATGGGCGCAGTTCAAGGGTGGTATAATAGTGATACTAATACGATTAACGTTACCCCTAACGCTAAGGATGCTCGAAGCACTCTGCTGCACGAGATTCAACATTGGATTCAAACAAAAGAAGGGTTTGCGAAAGGGTCTAACACAGAGACGGCCATGAAAGGTTTGACACTTCAGCAAAAGCAAGCCGTCATGGACCGGATACAGGCTAAGGCTCCAGAGTTGATTAAAGCCTTGGAAGACAGGGTGCGTAGGCTAGGAAAAGACATAGACCTACTTCAACAGGTTGACCCTGTGCGGTTTGCTATGACTACCACCTTAATTCAAGAAGCTAACGCGAGGTTTAACAGTGCTGTGCAAGCAAAAACAGCTTCTAAGACGCCTGAAACAGAAGCGGCCGTAACGGAGGCTTACAAGGAATACGTGAAAAGACAAGACGAGCTTACGGCTGTTCTTGGTATACCTAAAAATGAAAAACTAGCCCACTGGGACTATTTTTACCACGCTCAGTTTGCAAAAAGTCTTGAAGCCTTTCAACAAACGATGCGAACGAAACAAATCGAGGGCGAGCTAGATTTGTTGGATCAAAACGAGATGGTGTCTACCATGCACACCAGTGAGGAGGCTTTTGCGAAAGCAGTTAAAGCTTTTGATCTGTCTCATGAGTTGTATAGCCGCGTTGCTGGAGAGATTGAATCTCGTGATGTTCAGGCGCGCCGGGACATGAGCTTAGACGAATTGGATAAAGTGGGTCCGTATTCAAGTGAGGCTATTGACGTTAAAGATTCGATTATGCTCGAAAGCCGAGGTCTGCTTCAAGCTTTACCTGTTCGTCCGGTTATCGGACAAAAAGGGCCGTGGCTTACGCCAGAGAACCAAGGACTGTTGAAGTCCCTTATGGAAGGGTCTAATCGAGTGGTTGACGCGTTTATGGGAACCGGTAAGATGAGCGTAGCCGCACGGCTTCTCGGCTTTCAAGGACAAGTTGTGGCTAACGAGATACACGGTGTACCGGCTTCTGTCTTGTCTCGCTTGACTCCAGAGTTAGTCACTCAAGCAGAGCAGTTAGCTAAGCAACTCGAACCTTTAGTGAGCAAGCCTAAGGAATACAACGCTTTAGTTGCGGCTCACCCTGATAAAGAACTAGCCCGCTTTGTGGGAAGTCAAGCTAACTATATGGGACGTTCGCTTGATAAGAGTCCTGTTCATGTGCCTGCTTCAAACCAAGCTTATCAATTACGGTCCTTAGGCAAACGCCTCAAGGCTTGGTTGGATAGTGAGATTTCGGTTACCCAAGGAGACGGTTTCAAACTGGCAGCAGAAGCTCAAGCCGGTGATTTTGTGATCTTTGACCCGCCTTACGTGGGTACTGATACTTATCGAGTGAATAGGCAGACTGACGGGTTGACAGAAATAGCTCAAGCAGTGGGCAATGGGGCTAAGGTGCTGTACTTTAATGCTTATTCGCCTGAACTCGTGAAAGGCTTGAAAGACCTTGGACTTAAGGTAAAGCGCGAACAGATAGGAACCGTGGATACGGTAGTGGCTCATAGTGCTATTGAGACACAAGCTCTCGAAAGCCGTGGCGGGCTTGGTCAAGAACCTGTGCCAGCTACCCAGTTTACTGTGATGACAAAAGACGGTCCAATAGAGGCTAAGTCGTTTGGGAGAACCGTATTCTCTGAACAAGCCACAGGCAAAGGAGCACGTATTGACAACCCAAACTGGAAGCCTGAAAGTGCTCCAGCCGAGCTAACTCCAGCGGCCGTGAAAGTAAAAGACGGATGGCTTGTGGGTTGGCTTAAGCCTGACGGCTCTTTTGTTACCAGCAATAACCTTCCGCGACCTACTTGGGAAGACGCTAGTTTCGAGATTGGTATTCGAGATACAAACGCTCTCGAAAGCCGTGGACCTATCACTGTCCCGGAAGTCACCCGCGCGCTCAAGCACGGTACTACCGCGATGATCGACAAGCGGGAGGAGAGTGGCCGGCTGTGGTTCAAAGGCGAACCGTTCATCCTTGGGTCGGTGCGCCCGCAGAAAGAGGGCGAGTATGGCTGGTGGTCTCTTAGCACGAAGGACTTGCAGAGGATGGCGGAGGAGTTGGGGACTAAGGAAGACCTGTTCGCGAATCAGGTGAAGAGCACGCCGCAGATTACCTCGGCCTATCCAACTTTGGTCGAGGCGTTGGCTTACCAGGGTATGTCGAAGCAAGAGGCACGGAAAGGGGCGTTGTTGATCGGGAGGTTTTCGACAGTTTTTAGGGCTGTACCCGGCTACGGGGCAACTGTGGTAGGTCGATCAACTTCAAAAGATTCGCTAGGTTTTGCTTGGCCGAGTGAAGGGAAAGTTGGACTGAACCCAGAGGCTATTGCTGACAGTGCTAATACGACAGCCGGTCGGTTTATGCTTCTGCGTGAAGTCTTCATCCATGAAATGTTTCACCCAGCAGACGTTAAAGGTACGGCGCTTGCTGGTATCTTTGACCAGCTGAAAACGGCAGACGCCCGACGAGACGTGTTAATTGCTTCGTCTTATCTTAACAAAGGCGAGTTTCAAGGTCGAACGAGACAGGAGGCTATTGAAGACTCAATGGAGTTTTCGGCCGACCTAGCAGCTAATTTGGTCCCGTCTTTATTGTCCGGTAACCCGACAGCTGTTATGTATAACGCGGCAACCTTGTTAGGTCCCGAGGTTCAACAAGCATTGTTTATGGAAGGCATAATGCACCGTAAAGCTATGGAGATTTTCTCTAGTAAGCTGGCCGAGAAGGGACAGGCTGAGTGGGCAGTTCCTCTGACTAAAGAGATTCAGGCTTACATGAAAAGCTTTGACGAGATTCAGCGGGATACGGAGATGTTCCATGTCATGCGCGGCTTATGGCCGGATGCGTTTATGCCTGAGGTGATGGAGGTGGCTAGCCAGGTAGAGACCAACGGAAGACGTCAACTGTACGCTGCGAGTAAAGAAACCCTGCAAGAGTCCGTTCTTGAAAGTCGCGGGATGCTTAGGGCCGAGATCGGTCTATCAAACAACGCGAAGTTTTCCTGGTGGAACAAGACCCTCGCAAACTTCAACCGTCTGGCCGATCAGTTCCCTATCCTTCGACCGCACTGGGACATGCTCCACTCGGCGTCAGCTCAAGCGCAAAACGCCACGATGGATTTGAAACTCATCATGGCGGGTCAGTACCAAGCGGGCAAGTACAAGAGCGATGCGAGGTCGAAGCGTTGGCGGCAGTTTAACATGACGCCTCGGTTGCTCGAAGCTCACGACAAGCTGGTGATGTTGGCGAATCAGATGGGTGATACGGCGAACGTTCGGATGACGCCTCTTGAGCAGAATACGTTCTTGGAGCGGTCGGGCAAGTTGACTGACCCGGCTGACCGTGCACTCGTGCTGGAGGTCTTCAACGCGCAACTGGCACAGAATGAAATAGTTGGCGGGATGATTAACAAAGCGGAGCGACACCGGGATGATGTCATGCTGGCGAGGTTGGCCTCGAAGCGCGGTGCTGGCACGGTTTCACTAGAGCAAGCTAGAGCACAAGGGAAGCTGGTGGGAGACTGGGCGGAGGCTAGTTTCGTGGGGGATATCGTCACGGCGAGTGACCTAGCGAACCGGATGGCTACGGAGATACCCCAGGATGTGAGGAACGAAATGGTGGAGTTGGCTCAAGCCTTGGTCACACCGAGGATGGAGGCTTATAATACGAGGCAGCGTGGTATCGGATACTGGATGCCAGAGCGCCGGTTCGGCCAGTGGGGTCTTTACTATAAGGACCAGAATGGAGACGTGCAACGGCATTACTTCCAGCAAGCTAAAGACCTTGAGACGTTCAAAGCACGCGCGAGGGTTAAGGATGATGACGTTATCAAGCTGATCGGCCCTGCCGAGTCTGAGCCGAACTTCGGTGCTAACCCGGCGCTGTTCGCAGCCTTAGACGAGGCGCAGGCAAAGCAGGTCGCGGCAGTTCGTAAGCATCTTGGTGACGCCGCAGCGGACTTCTTGCAGAAAGAGGGCCACTTCACGGCGCATGTTGTAGGTAACCTGCAGGCTGCTAACCCGACGTCGACCTCGCTCAAGCGCACCTTCGGAGCGACTCGCCAGTTCCTCACGATGAGCGATGTCCAGCAGCAGTATATTGAAGCTGCGGTTAATTCGATCAAGAATCGCACGGTCCAAGCGGAGAACGAGTTGATCTTGGGGGATCAGAGTTTCGCTATGCAACCCGAATCGAAGATTCTGGTTCGTCAACACGTCGACCAGTTCCTCAAGAAGGATTCGGAGTTTGGACGGAAGGTGCAGATGGCGAACTTCGTCTACTTCATGGGAGGCAACATCTCGAGTATGGTGCTAGAACCCTTCCAACAGTTGATGGCTCTGGCTCCCGTCTTGACGCACAATGGTGCCGGCCTCGCTGGTGGGTATAAGTTGATAGCTGACGCTAACGCGCTGTGGGCGAAAGCGAAGATGTCGGGGTCGTTCGGTAACCCCGATTATGACGCCGCGATGAAACAATGGAGGCAGCAAGGTGACGCGGACAATGGTATCTACGCTGAGTTGAATCACAATGAAGACTTGAATCTGGTGAATACTATCCGCCAGAGCGGTGGCTTCTCGCAGTTCTCTCCGTATGACTTGTTGAAGAATAAAGTCTACGCGCTGGCGAACTTTGCCACGAAGTTCTATCTTCGAGTGCCGGCTTATAACAGCGAGATCGCGTTGCTGGCTTCTTACAAGCTGTTGAGGTCACAAGGATTGCCACATGAAGAAGCGACCAAGCAGGCGGTGTTCTTGAAAGAGGGCGCGATGTTCGGTGGTGGCAAGCGCAACCGGCCTGTGGGACTATTCGGCTTTAATAGGACGGCGGCACAGGTGATGAGTTCTCTGCAAGGTTACAGTCTCGGCATGACCTCCCTCATGGGGCAACTCATTCGCGAGTCTCTCGGTGGCAAGGGTAGTGGGTTGAGCCCGGCTCAGATCACACAGTCTCGGAAGGCTGCCGCACAGATGCTGATGACGCAGTTCGCTGCGGCTGGTGCCCTCGGTATGCCGTTCATGGCGGCAGCCCTCACAGGGCTACAAAAGATGTTCCCTGGGACGAATCCTGAACAAGCGACGCGGGACTTCTTGGACGACTTCGATAAAGAGGACAAAGCGATGGGTGGGGTGGTAGGGACGTTCCTAGCGAAGGGTCTCCCAGCGTTGATGAGTAACGGGCCGGATATGTCCTCGCGCTTTGCCCTTGGTGGAGTGCTCGGGGTAAACCCGTACAATGGGTGGACCCTAGCGAACCTAGCTGGCCCCTCTGTCAGCCTTGTGACGAACATTTTCAACGCAGGGCGTGAGGCCGCTATGACAGGTGACCCGGCAGCGTTGAAACCAATGATGCCGATAGGGTTGCAGAAGATGTACGATGCTGCGACACAAGGGTCGTCGTTTAAGGACGCAAAAGGACGTATGTTGGCGGAGGATTTGACGGGGACCGAGCAAGTTGCACGGTTTGCTGGCTTTACTCCGAATAGAGTAGCCGAGACGAGAGATACCACAAGGTTGGCCAAGATTAACGAATCCGCAGCAAGGGAGCGCACCACGCGCCTTGCTAACCAGTTGGCCGACCTATACCAAGCCGGAGAAGTTGAGAGAGTGAGGGAGAAGATTCTGGACCTAGAACCGCACGAACAATCCACAATGGTGCAAGCAGTCGCCTCCCGGTTAGAACAGAAGACGATGCCTGTCGACCCGAGAACGATTGGTTCTCGGATGAGTTTAAGGTCTCAACAGGAATTGTTCCGCCTGATGCAGACCGGGAGAGTGCAACTACCCACGCAGCAGGAAAGGATGATGCTACATGGGCAGGTTGCGATGGGACTAGCTATACCTGGGACACAACCGCCTTCCAACCGCTCTATGGGTAGAGCCGCCGCTATTGACATGCTGCAACAACAGTCGCCGGCTTTGTCTAAGGAGGCGGCGTCCCTGCTGCTGGACCGGCACTCGAGGTTGAGCCCCCAAGCTCGGTCTGATATGTTTCCGGGAGATACAGCCACCGGGCTATGACCTCTCCGGTCTTCGCGTTCTTCTGATCGACCTGGATTACTTGGCCGACCTTGACGAGGTGCTGAATTAGCTGGAGCAACTCCGGGGTTGTGGCGTCCCGCCAGAGTTCCATCTCCGCGGTCTTCTGACGGAGTTTGCCTCCACTCCCACGAATCATGATGAGCAGGCGGTTCGAGAGGGCGTTGAGTTCGTTGCGGCCTGTGCCTTCAAAGACTGCCAACATCTCTTTCTCCACTCGACTTTCCAGCAGGGCCACCGCAGCCTTGAAGGCGTCAACCCGGAGGATTAGTTCCGGTTTCTCGGAGAGCGTCAGAAGCATTGCTAACTTAAACGCCATGATGTGCTTGCTCGATAGGTAGCCCTGTCGGATGAAGTTGGTTTCTTTACCAACCTCAGCGTGGAGAGCGTCATACCACGGGGTGTACCATTCTATAAAACCTGGTTCGGGGATAAACTCTCCGACTAGGTTTTCTAGCGTTTCGGCATAAGCGAGGCACGCATTACGGGCGGCTTGTGCCTCCTTGGTAATCTTCGGCCACGCGATAGGTTTGGAACGCTCCGTCTGCTTGACAAACATAGCGCGACGGCAGATGCCACCCGTGAGCACTGAGCTTTTCAGATACTTTGAGATAGCGTCATTTGTCGTGCAAGCGATGAGGTTTAGGTAGGGTGCCACAACCTCGTTAACCCCGCGACCGATGGTGCGGGCTTTGTAAATGCCGACTTTGTCATAGATCGTCGTGAGGAAGTCGATCATATGTTCGGCGTTTTGCGTATTAGTCCCGAGGAAGTGCGTCAACTCAGTGAGGCACAGTGTCAGCGGGCTGTAGGTTACCGGACTGCCGTCAGGACCGATGAAGGTACGAGCACAGTCTTGAGCCATTTCTTGCACGACGGCTTCTTTCGTCGCAGCGTCACAAGAGATAGGCACTTTCCCGTAGTCGACCAGCAGGTCTTGAGCCATCACCATAGCGGTGGTTTTCCTCCCGCCAGGTGCTGCTACGAAGACAACATAGAGGTTGGGGTAGTAGATGAAGTAACCGTTGTTGACCCACACCCGGCGGCCTACGATGGAGGCGAGAGAGACCAGAGCCGACCAGACGTCGAAGTTCTCGGGTGACTCACAGCCTGCCGCGTAGGTCATGAAGTTTGATATGAAGGACGGCATCGAGTGGCGTATAGTAGAGGTGGATAGGTGCTGTTGGGATGGATGATAGGCCGGTCACGCTTGATGAGTGCTTGCAACGCGAGGGCGTGTAGGCTTTCCGAGGTGCTAGTAGAGCGGACAAGACGCTCTAGGTCTAGCCGCGATCTGGAGTCTAATGGGTTCATTCTATCGGTGAGGTGAGGTCATATCTAATGCCGCGGAAGACGGGGCATCGTGGTGCTTCTAGGGCACCGTAGGGTTGATGTTTGTAGGTGACAAGCGAGCCGATTAAAGAGGCTCTAGTTTCCCAAAGCAGTGCCCTCTCCGCCGACGTAAAGCCCGTACCGATATTGAACTCGGTACCAGACTTCGGGTCACGGCATCGTAGAGCACCAAGCACGCCAGAAGGTCGTAACCCAGCCTGCTCTTTGGAGCGTTTGAGGAGCCCGAGTTCGTTGATTTGCGGGACGTTTTCATTATGTTGTAGTTCTACACAGTCGATGATAATTGCTTCGCAGTCTTCGAAGCGTTTTAGCTTTAGCAGTTTCTGTTCTCGAAGGGTGGACCGTCCCTCCTTGTAGGTTGATTCCGGTGAGCGCATACAGACACCTTCGTAGCCGGAGGCTAGGCACTCCTGCTCGAAGATTTCCAGTTCGGTGGGGTTAGTAATCATCCGTTGCGGAATGATCTTGCACCATTCGGGAGCGTTGAGCAGCAGGTTGGTGAGCATCGTGAGGCGATGCACGTAGGGCAGAGTTTCCACGGCTCCGTCTATCCGGTCAAAGACGAGATAGTGGAAGGTTGGTGCACCGTCGAAGGACATCACCGCGCTTTGTGTCTCGTGAAAGGTTGAGTTCGGTAGGACTATCTCGCCGTCGAGACCGTCAGGGAGGGTCATAAGACTCTCTCGGACGTGGTCATTCGGGATGGTTTTGAAGGAGCGGGTGTAGACTTGACCTTCGAGCTTGAGACATCGGATACCGTCAATCTTGGGCGAACACAAGAGAGGGTATCGGAGGCTGTGGATGTCAGCGACTTTAGCCGCGAGGATTGGACGGGTGATCATTCTTTTTGTTCTTATTGGCTACACGTGCGTAGAAGGTTTCGATAACGGTGTAGAGCGTTATGTCCTTTTTGGTATAGAGGCGACCAAGTTCAGCTCGCACTTCAGCGATAGAACAGGTACGCATGAGTTGGATTAGTTCGTCAGGGTTCATAGTTGGTTGTTTAGTAGTTTATGGAGCTTCTGGTTTTCTTCTCTAAGGTTCGCCTTTTCGACAAGATGTCGAGCGTTGGCCTCACGGAGGCGTTGGATTGAGCGGAGTGGAGTTGCATTTTCGATTGTAGTGAGCCTCTTATCAAGGACGTTGAGCATGGTTATTATGGTTTTGTTTTGACTGTCTATTTGTTTGCAGTAAGCTAGGATGGTGTCGGCTGTGGAGAGGATGTCGGCAGGGGTTAGTTTCATACTTCTCCCTCCAGCTCACCCCAAGACTTTCCCCACCGTCCCTCGAAGGGGATGGTGATGGACTTGCCGGCGATTGTGATGGAGTTGTCGAAGTAAGAACGAACTTTCTTAAGTGCCCATTCACGCAGATTCGTGGGCCATTGACCCACAAGGGCGTCATGAACTTGATGGAGAGGCTGAATGATGAGTGATCCGTCGGCCAGTCGATTTTCTGGGTCGCTCCACAAGCGGAGCATTGCCAGATTTGTTGCATAGGTTGTATTTTCTTGAGGTTCATTTGCTAACGCGGCTTTGAACGTGGCTTGATCGTCACGCCGGCCAAAGAAGATTCGCGTGTGGCCTGAGGCGGAGGTCATCCGCCCGGTGGTTTTTAACTCGTTCTGCACCCACCTATGCCATGAGAGCACACCGGGGTAGCGGTTGAAGTACATGCGTTGCATCTTTTCACAGTCAGCAGCGGAGATGATAACCTTACCTTCGCTTTGGATAAGGATGGTTGAGGCCATGAGGACTTTACCCATGCCGTAGTTCGAGCCGTGCTGACAGCACTTAGCTCCGAAGTATAGCGGGCTATCTTTGGTGACCGTTTTAGTCGCCACGAGAAGCTCGTCTTCGGTCATGCCGTTGATGAACTGTGGGCCGTTGATGAACATAAGGACCATCACTTTGGCGACCTTAATCCCAGCACGAAGATCAGTAAGCATACGACTATCTCCCAACCGGGCAGCATGTGCTGCCACTGTCCAGGCATCAGCACCAGAAAGATCGCACTGGAACATATCATGGTTGTCGTCCGCCAAGAATAGGTCTCGCATACCGGGCTGGAGCGGGTGGCCGACGGGCCAGTTGGGATTGGCGTCGGGGATGGTGGTGAGGTTGTAACCGGAGCCCGTTGGAGACTTATAGCATGTGAACCGTCCGGATTCTGTTCCAACGACATTGTAGCCACACCTAATGCGCTCGTCTCTATCAGCAGTGATCTTGAGCATAGAAGACAAAGTGAGTAGGGTAGTAATTTCGATGATCGCCGGTAAGTCGGCATCGGTCGGAGCCAATTTTCGCAGTTTAAGCAGAGCTTCATAGTTTGTTGTTATTGTTTGCACGCCATAGGCGTTCTTTTTGTGTTGTGCTGGTAGACCCTTCTTCGCATACAGCAGGAGTTGCAGTTGCTTAGAGGAGTCAGGGTTGACTCCGACCTTGAAGGCGGCGGATAGGAGACCGAGCTGGCCTTTAGTCGGCGGCCAGGTGATGGAGTTGACGACCGAGAGCGCGAATTCGCAGTTCTCTAGGTCAGCTTTACGGCAGGCGGGCAGAATGTCGTCGAAGGTTTGGATGAACTTCTGATCACGGACTTTCACGAAGTTGGTAATGAACAGGCAGAGGAGGTCGGCTAGAGAGCCGACGACCAATGCGCCACCATTCCGTTCGTCAATGTCATGTTGCAGTTCACCAATGCGGTTCATCACGATGTCGTATTTAGCTTTTGCCTTGGCGACATCGTAGCGGATACCCGTCACCTCCATGTGCAGCACAGGCCGCAGCATTTTGTGGTTGAAGGTGGAGTGCAGTAGCGCTGGACCTTTTAGGGTGGAGTCAAGACGGTCAGCAATTTCGAGGGTGATCGCAGAATCCAGACAGCAGTACCGATAGAAACGGTCCCAGTTATTTGCTTTTCGGTCGCTCTTGTAGAACGGCTGCCGAGTGTATATTGAGCATTGTAAACCGAGAGATTTCTTAAGTTCAGAATAGAGTTCCCAGTGCATGAGCATCGTGTCTCGACTAACATTTCGTATAAATATTCCGTAGCGGTAGGAGAGGACGAAGTTGTCATATAGTTGGTTTTGTAATACTTTCGGAACTGCGGGGTCTTCAAGGATGGATTTGACGGCGAGCCAAACTCGGGCTTCGTCTTCAATGTGTTCGTAGTAAGAGCCTGTCGCACCTCCCTCAAAGGGGACGATGAAACCGGAGTACGGGTCATTCGAGAAGGAGATACAGGAAATGCCGTAGACACCGCCTTCGATGTCGATAGAGACCCGCTTGCCGGCCCGCTGGTAGGTGGCCAGGTCTTCACAGACTTCGTCGGCTGTCCTATTAGCGATCTTGAAGTCACGATTAGGGATGACAAGTTCCGGCTTCTCGCTTTCTTCACGAGCACGGCGAAGGTCCATACGGACGAGTGGGACTACGGAGTAGTCCTTGATAGCCGTTGATGGATCGTAGGTTGCCATGCACTTGCGACCTACGAAGGGGTATTGTTCCCCGAGGAAGAGTGATCCGCGCCAGTTGGCCACCGATGGTGGTTCCATCGAAGGGCGGTTACGCTTGATGACTTCCTCCAGTCCTTTGGCTGCTCGAAGTGGCACAGAGCCGACGAGCAGACAGAGGTTGGGCTGGAATAGGTCGAGGTCATGGGCGAGAGCTTGTAGAGACTCTTGCATTTCCGCCGAGGACCAGTCTAGGGTATCTTCGTCTTCGATTTTGCGGTTGAAGACGCTGGCGACCATGCAAGCGCCACGAAGGATGGAACGTGATGCGAGAAGGGCGTCGAAGAAACGACCGTTGCCACCGGCTAAGGGGCGACCGACCTTTAGTTCTTCAGCCTCAGGCCCAGCCACGATGATGGCAAGACGGTAGCCGAGGTTGGCTACCACAGGTTGGAGGTTGGGGACAATTTGGGTGACCGGCGTGATGTCTGTGTCGAACGTGATGATCTCGTTCATAGATAGTTGTTAGTCAACCGGAGATTCTCCACTTTGCGTTTCACTTCTTCGGGCAGATCGTCCTCGCAGATGAACCTCGGCACGTTGGTATCGAGGTTGATGCGCCAGACTTGGACGGGTATTTGTCCTGCAGTGTCATAGTTGATTTGGTAAGCGTAGGGTGTGATGATGATAGTTTCGCTTTTCATGTTGGTTAGTTTAGAGGAACTTTACATTCCCGTTAGTTAGTTTGTGATAGTGAGCGCGGACGTTGGTGACAAGGTGTGGATAGTGAGCGTCGGAGGACTCGAAGGCTATGGGTAACAGGCCGAAGGTGATAGCAGGGATGGTAGATGACCCGCGACCCGCGAAGGGGTCGAGGACAGTCTGGCCTTTCATACATACGGCGTCGTAGAGCCACGTCCACAAGCCGGCAGGCTTAGCGAAGGGGTGGCCGTAGGTGGTGCGGGCTTCGAGGTTGTCGCCAGTCCAGTAGTTCATCGGCTGTTGTTTTTGCAATGTAGCCATGCCTTTACGGAGGACCATTGCTACCTCTGTGCGTTTAGTGAAGTTGAACTGCGCTGCGCCGTTCATACATGGATGGGTCTTGATCCAGTAAAGGGGCCACTCTTGCATGGAGAAACCGGTAGCGAGGGCCAAGGTTTTTTGTAACTCCCATACTTCCGTGTCCGTCCAGATCACGCAGAAGCTCTTGTCTTTCAAGACGCGGTACATAGCACGAAGCCACGGGCCGAAGTTCTTCCTGTTATCCATAGCATCGTGCTCCGCGGCGACAGAGGAGACGTCCATCTGTCCGAAGTTAGCCATGTCGATACCATACGGCCAGTCGGTGATGATGTTGTCAACGCTCTCGGCTGGGAGTTCGTTCATGAGGTGGAGGCAGTCACCCTGCTTGACGATGCGGGTGAGCGGGACTTCGAGCGGTGGTGGCAGGGCAGGAGTGGTGCCGTCAGGGAGTTTGACCACAGCCGTGGGCTGATTTGGCAGGACGACGCCAGAGCGTTTGGCCGCGAACTCAAGCATCTTCTTTTCGGCTTCGTCTTCGAGGACTTTCAGATACGCTTTGTAGGCTTCTGCGAACGTCTCGGCTTCGAGGATCGTCTTGGTGCCTTTGCGGAGTTCATCAGCGACACGGAGCATATGGGAGGTGTGACCCTTGTCGTACCCGACCAGTTTGCCGGTCTCTTTCTGTCCCCATTCGGTACCCACAGCGAGGTTCTCCTTGCTCTTGAGTTGATGAATTTCGTAGATAGACAGGACACGTTCCTGCCACGTCATAGCCTTGCGACCAAGGTTCTCCATGAGTTCAATTTCCTTGGCGACATGTTCGGGGACTTCTTCTCTCCACACGAAGCCGGGTTTCTCAGGATCACAGGTGGTGCCGTGGTAGAGCGTAGTGTAGTCATTGGCAGAAAGCCACGCGTAGCGACGGCCACCAGCCATAAGGGTGAGGACGCCGGCGATGTCTTGCAGGACGATGGGTTGGATGAGACCGATGTCCGCGATGGAGTCGAGGTCGGTGAGTGAGCCGTAGTCCTTGCGGAGACGGGGTGCGATGACGATGGATGAGAGTGGGATGGAGTCGATGGTGGGCATATTGGTGGAAGTTATAAAAAAAAAGGGCGGGCAAGTGAGGGGATTGGACCCTCACTTGCCCGGTTAGGTTAGCTCAGCTTGGCGACCGACTTAATCGCGTTGCTCTCGTCGTAGGTCTTGCCGGTGTTCTCGTCGAGCCGTTGGGGATCGAGGACCACTTTAGCTTCGACCGTCTTGCCGACCCAATCACCCGTGGTGGGCTTGCCGGTACCACCGCAAGCGCGGTGAATCTCGGTGATGCGTTCCATGAACTGGCCGGGTTTCATCCTGCCACTGTCCTGCATAGGGCAGTACATCTTGAGACGGAAGTGACCGGGTTCCAGCACGCGGGCGTTGCCCTCCGCGTCCTTCTGGAGCGAAGTGATTGGAGTGGCGTTGACGAACTCGACGATGAGGTTCTTACCTGTCTGCGCGTTGTTCGGTTTAGTGTAGGTCTTATCAACCTGCATCGGGTACTGGCCGGGCTTGACCTTGGGGTAACCAAGCTCGATTGTGTCGGAGTTGAAATCGAAGTCGATCAACTCGTTGCTCTGCTCTGCGGTGGTGTCGTTGGACATGTTATTTGCTTTCTGTTTGCTTTGTTTGTTTTTGATGGTTTCGACCATCGGCGTCTGGGCTATTGCCCAAATGGTGTGGTAGGAGAAGCCTCCCCGACAGAGGGGCGATTCCAGTAGTGAGTGGGTGTTGGAGTGTCGTAGCCCGCGTCGTTGACAGCCTGTTGGATGTCTTGCGCGGTGTAGTTGAGAGCCTCAGCATCGACGGAGTCGATGGAGACAGTGACAAGGAAGGTTGCGGTCATTCTTCGCGGTAGTCGTCGGCTTCGTTTTGGTTATGATCTGCGAGATCGTCCTCACCGGTACCGTCGCCGGGCCAACCTTTTGGCTCGGCAAAGAGCGCGTCAAAGCACTTACCGCAGGTGCCGGAGATAAGGAGTTCGCGTTCGTCAGCGGTGAGGTGCGGGAAGGCGTTCTGGATGAGTTCGCCAAGTTGCCACCTTGCCAGCGCGTCTTGATCGAGGCTGAACTTGGTGGTTTCGTGGCATTGACGGCAGCGACGTGAGATATGGATTAGGTTTGGTATGTTACTCTTCATAGTATTCGGCGTAGTAATTTTCAGTGTGTTCGTCCTCTGAACTTTCATACAAGCAGGAATTGCAAAGTGACGAACGGTTGTGCAATGGCAGCGTGACGCCGCATATGCATTTCATGTTAATCTGGCGACCGTTTTCATCGCGGTCAGGGCAACAGCCGGGTTCGTGACCACAGCAGGGATAGTCTTCGCAGGTCACTTGAGCGTCTCCGGGTAGATTTTCTTCCAGTCGAAGACGAAGTCTTGGCCGACCAGATAGGTCGAGCGAGTGCCGCATAGGACATCCTCGAAGGTGCGGAAGGATATGTGCAGGTCTTTGCCTTGGCGGTAGAGATACCCGATGGTGTCGGCCTGTGCACAGATGATCGCTTTGATCTTCCCGGTGAGGTCGAGGTCTTTCGCAGAGACTTCCTTGCCGTTCTTCTCCAGCAGTTTGTCCCGCAGATGCCCCACGAAGATGATTCGTGAGCAGGTGCCGGAGAACTGTCCGAGTAGTTCTTGGAAGGCGAGACGCAGCCAGAGGTAACCGCCACCATTTGGCAGGGTTAGGACCGTCGCGCCGGTGAAGTTCTTTCCGGTGGCAGACTTCTTGTAGTTGTCAGTCGCGATGACCTCGGCCCAGTCTTCGATAAGGGAGACTGTGTCGATGGCGATGAACTTGTACTTGTTGGGTTCTTTGCGGAGCAAGGAGGCGACCTCGGCGAGTTCGGCGGGGTTCTTGCAGACCACGCGGAGGCTTTCTACATACCCAGAACCGCCTTCGACGTCAATGGTCAGGCAGTCAGGGAGTTGGGAGAGGACGGTTGTCTTGCCGACTTTGGGCGCTCCGTAGAGGAGGAGGACACGAGGTTCGATGGTGGTGGCTGCGGATTTAGAGGTGGGTAGTACGATCATGATGTTATTTAAGAGGTGACCAAGTTACGGGTTGATAGTTTTCACCATGCAAGAGCTGTTCGCGTCCTGCAGCGGTATCCTGAGAGCAGACTTTCCAGTAGGGGCACTCGCCGAACTTGCCGTGGCACCACTTGGTACCCTTGGGGAAGTAGTCGCGTGCCCAGTGCTCCAAGAAGTCTTGGATAAGGGTGAAGGTGTCAACGCGCCATTCTTCAAGGTGGAAGTCGGAGTACCAGTAAGGCTGACGCCGTTGGGCGATAGCCTTGCCGGTCTTGGAGGGGCGTCTCGTCTCAAGGACGTCTGCGTAGAGGCCGACGGCAGCAATGCCGCGTTGCCGAGCAGCCCAGACATAGCCGAGCATTTGGCTTGAGAGGTTGAAGTCTTCATAGTAGCTTTCTCCGGTTACTGAGGCTGTCTTATGATCCATGACGAAGACGGAGTCATAGAGGTTGATGAGCGCGTCGCAGCGACCCGTCCAGAAGACGTTGACCGCTTTGACGTGGACAGGCCCGTCGGGTGTCTGGAGCGCGCAGTCAAGCATAGCGGTGCCGAGGAGAACGCGGAAGGAACTTTCGACCGTGTCCGGGATGACCGTGAAGGGTTCGAGTTCGATGGGCCAGCGTTTATTGTAGGCCGTGAGGACTTCGAGAGCGAGGTCAGGAGTACGCCATTCTTCAAAGGACGGTGGGTTCTCCGCGTAGGCCGCGGTGACTGTGTTGACTTGGTCAGCCTCCCATGTTGGAGTGCGATTCATCCTGTGCTCCAGAGCCTTGTGGATCACGGAGCCGAAGAACAAGGCGGCGTTGAAGCCGGCTGGTTCACGCTTGAGGATGGAGTAGTATTGAGCGCGACGTGAGCAGGAGGTGAAGTTCTCTAGAGAGGAGTTGTCGATCTCGAAGTCGAAGACCTGCTCTTGATCTGTTGGTTGTAGTGTGCAGGTGGACATGGTGTTAGGCTTTTGGTGTTGTAACTGAGGCTAGGAACAAAGCGAAGGGGTCAGCCTTGGCTGGTTTTCTTGGCGCGGCGGGTGCTCGTCTTGTGAGTTCCCGACTCTCTGTGGCTAGCATCGCGTTGAGTGTCTGCGGGGACTTTCGTGCTGCTCGGAGGGTTGCTACGAACGCTTGGGCTTCCTCCAGGGTTGTGAACCCCTGTGGGCGTTGGGATATTAGGGCAACAAGTGGTGCTTCTAAGTGCGTCATGTTGTGCTCCAGTGAGAGGTCGTCGTTGGAGAACGATGGTGAGGATGGTGTGGTAGTCGATTGCTGTGAAGGTGCCTGCGGTGAGTTCATTGAGGTCTAGGATTAGGTTGCGGATTAGGTGGTTGAGGATGATGGAAGTGTCGCCCTTGTTAGGGGCAAACGTTGCTAGCTTGTGGCGCTCTGTGACTGGGATGTAGGTTTGAAGATTTGTGGATGTATGCGCCTCGTGCTTGAGAACGCCGTATGGATTAGTGAACATATTAGAATAGGAAGTATGAGCCGTCGGGTTGATCTTGCAGTATGGTGTCGGTGTCGGTGGTTATGGTTATGAGGTTAAGGTCGAGGTTAGTGAGACGGATGGGAGCGGGTATGCGCGAGCCGTTACGGAGGACACAGAGCGCAAGGTATTCGCGCTCGGTAGGGTTGTTGACGGTGAGCAGGTTGTCTTCCGGTATGACGTGAGGGACGGACGAGGTTTTCTTGGAGATTAGGACATGAGAGGCGTCCTCCCGCATTTGGTAGGTGGGCCAGACTTCCAGCAGTGCGGGAAGGTCCAGGTGTGGTAGTGTTACCATACCGGACATGAGGGCTTTCTTACCGTCTCGGAGACGCGCGATGCAGGTTTGAGGGTTGAGGTTCAGCAGTTGAGGGAGTAGTTTGATAAGTGAGTCGCCTCGGGTCATGGACTGGTAGGTGGGTAGGAAGCGGGCGACGGAGTTGAAGGAGAAGCGTGCTTCAGGCATGTTAGGTGGTCTTAAGGAGCTGCGACAGCATGGAGTCGAATCCGCCGTTGGTTTTCACAGCGGCTGTTTGTTTCTTCGTAGTGACGACGTCAGCAACAGCGCGCCGTTGACGGTCAGAGCCGTAACGTCCCTCTTTGATAAGTTCGTCGATGCGCTTGTCCGATAGGATGGGACCGCGTGGGGTGTAGGACGGCCCTTTGATGGGCGTTTTAGGTGCGTAACAGCCATTGCCGGTGACCGGGTAGAGCGGGATTCCGTCAATGGGGTGTTGTTCCAGAACAGCAAGACGCGCTCTGGTGAGTTGGAGTTCACGGCAGAGCGCGCGTTGTTGGGCGAGAGGGAGTGGTGTGGGGCAGAGAAACCACTCTTCGAGTTGGGCATTAGTCATATGGTAGTAAGAAAAGAGCAGCCAACCCCTATGTCAGGTTGTTGTGAGAAAGTCGGGATAGGTGTGCTGGCATGAGTTGGGCCGTTCCTGCGCGCTACCGCGCCAAACTTGGCTCTCGCATGAGGCTGACTATCAAACTCGCACTTTCACGGTCGACAGGGTTGGCTGCAAAAGAAGTGCCGCCCTCTGACTAATGCGCTTGGTCTCGTCTTGGTTGGGGTGTTGGGAGACAGGATTAGTAACAGAGGACGGCAGGGTTGGTTAGTCGATTAGGAGGCGATCAGCGTCATCATCACGCTGTTGATCACGGCGAGCTTCGGCACGATCAGCCGCTGCGTCGTCCATGTCTTGGGCGACTTGTTCCATGAGAGCTTCTTCGACCTTAGTGAGTTCGGTTTCAGATGGCTCGTAGGGGATCGTGGTCCCGTAGAGAGTGACTTGAATGTCGTCGAACTCGGCTGGCTCAGGTGGCTCGTCATAAGAGCCACGAGTGCCGGGGATGTATTCAGCAGAGGCGAGGACGTGGATGTCATTGTCCTCTCCGAGGTAGAGAGAGGTGATTACGCGGTAGTATGGCATGGGATGTTGTTGTTGTTGGTTGTTTGACTGTCCGAGAAAAAAGAGTGCTGGTTTAGACAGAGCCAGCGTGTCGCTTTTTGTTAACCGGCAGAAGTGCTATCTGCGGGGTGCTGTTCAGAGGTGTCCCCACCCCTAGGTATCCCAAACCTTTGCCAGTGTTGCATGAGGTTATGAGTAGAGAACTTCAATAAACTCTCTCACATACCCATCGCAGGGTCTCCCTGCGCGTCATGCTGGCAAGGACTAGGCCGTGACCGGCGACAACGGCAGGGCTGCGCGCTTGATCGCGTTGTCGCGGTTGATCTTGATCGCGTTGGCGAGCGAGATCGCGGTCGGCTTATTGTTCTCGTCGCGGTCGATCTTGAGGCCGCTGTTGTTGCCTTCGAGCCACGCGACGGACTGTTCGATGATGTCCTCCGAGAGGGAGAGCACTTGGGTTGCTTGTGCAAGGTCCGTCTTGTTCGGGCCTTTGCCCGCGCCACGGACGGTGCGAGGAGCGTTGAAGTCGAGGACTTTTCCGCTGGTGATGACCTTGCCGTCGGCGTCGAGGACGTCGTCATCCGGGAGGGCGTCGACCGCGGCTTGGACATCCGCGATGGTTTTGCCGGCGGCTGCGAGTGCACGCTTGAAGTACTTGCCTTCGGACTCGTCATAGACGGTCGTCTTGCTCTCCTTGCCGTCGGCGTTCTTCTTCACTTCCTCGTGAGAGAGACGCTCGATAGAGGTGAGTTCGGCGACGATGTCGCAGACGAGGGAACGACCATCGGGGTTGATGCCCCGGTAGAGTTCATTGGAGATTGCGGACGCGAGGGCCGCGCCTTCTTTACCCTTTTGGGTATCGAAGGTCTCGACATCGGTCGGGACATTCTTGACCGGGATGTTGATGCCGAGGCACTCCGAGAACATGGTGGTGGTTGACATGATGGTTAATGGTGATGTCTTTTCGTGGAGTCGCGTGGGCGACCTCCAGTTTGTTAAGTCAGCTTGACATGTTCGCTGTTTTGGCATGACGTATCACGCCGAAAGAGAAGGGCAACCGTAGGTCTCGGCGGGAAGACAGATGCTCACAACATTTCGTGCAAGCGGATGTTGCTTTCCGAACGCGCACTATCATCGAGGCTTAGAACAGTCTATCGCTACTACGGTTGCCCAAAGAAGCCGGTCATTACGCAGGCCGGGATGCGAGCAGCTTTAGTTGTTAACGTCGAACATAGCTGGCTGAACAACGACGAGAGACCTTGTGACTTAGGCTCGTCGCGCTTGCGCGCCGCCTTTTAGTATTCTCCATGCACAGCGTTATCCCCAGAAGCTACGTATGAAACGTAGCCACCAAGAAGGGGTTTGATTGTAGTAGCGGAGGTATTCTACCAGCCACTTTGACGGTCGCTTTATGTTTTTCTTCATTTGTGATGGGATGATCCTATCGCACTCTACCCTCCCTTCCCTGCTTGGATAGATTCGAGGTAGGGCAAAGAAGATAGAGCGGACGATAGGAAAGTCAACTCCCTGCTTTAATGGCAGCTAAGAGGCGTAGTCTGTGATGATACGATCCGTCCTACCGGATTGAATGTTGATGAGCCAGTAGGGTGGGAGGTCAGGGCCGATCGCGACCATGACGCCGATGAACAGGAGCTGTTGACGCTCGGCAGCGGCTTCGGGGTCGAGGTGGCTGGTGGTGACCAGTGCCTTGATCGTGGAAGCGATTTCCTTTTGTCGAGTAAGGTCGATCATGAGAGTGTGGCCTTTACTTGACTCGCTTCGCTCGCCGCCAGTTCCTCCTTAGTCGGAGCGCATTTGACCTTGCGCTTTGTAATCGTGTGGGCCTCTTTCGCCGGGACGTCGATGGTCTCTTCCACAATCGTGCAGGATGGTGGGAGTTCTCTCACCTCGCAGACGATTTCGACACCGGAGTCGAGCGTAGCTCGGTAGGTGCAGCGGTCAGGGTCGATGTCTTTCTGCCAGACTCCTTTGTGGAGTGCCCGGATAGGGGCGAACATGGCGCGTGTTGGGACCGACATGATGAGCTTGGCACTTTCGGGGTAGAAGTAGCAGAAGTGAACTTCGTCGATGGAGTTGACGATGTCGAGCAAAGCCGGAAACTCCTGTTCACTGAGCAGGAGGTTGGCTTTGAGTTTTGTGATGTCGCGTAGGACGTAGTCGATTGTTAGTTTCATTGTTGTTGTTGTTGTTTGACCTAGTTGTTTGACCCAGTTGTTTAGTTTCTCCACCATGCTAGGGTCAAGCACGATGGGAGTTTTCTCGATGAGAGTGTCGGCGAGAGAACACTCGCCGTTGTTGAGGAATAGTTGGATGGTCGAGGTCATGGTTTGGAGTTGAGCACAAGCTCGATCAAAGCACGATCATCTGGTGTGAAATCGGCCAGACGTACGGCAGGCTATCTGGCACATCGGGCCAAAGCGGACCGTAGTGGGACGGTAACTTGCGGATGAGGTTCGAGCGGTGCGACTCGCAGAACTCCGCCGTGAGCCAAGGCGGGTAAGATACAATGGACGTGGCCAATGGTGCAAAGAAGTCCAGGAGCGTGTCCTTGTAGCCGCGCTTGCGCCATGTGTCGCAGACAATCCAGCCATAGGAGGCAAGCTGTGGTGCGTAACCTCTCCACATAGTTACCGCCGGATGCCGTTGCCAGCCGTAGTCTGGATTGGTCAAAGCCAGATAGATTTGCTTGCACTCGACGCGTTGTTTGCCAAGGCGTTGGCGGTCGAGGCAAGCGGCGGATTGGGCGAAGTCTGGGTATGGTAAAAAAGTTTGCATAGGCTATTGGACGGGGATGCCGTCATTGGTGGTGAAGACAATGTATTTAAGTTTCATATGTTATGTTATGTTATAGTTTTTAACTGCGCGGCTTGGCTGCTCACCGCGCCGCTCTACCCTCCCTTCCGCGCTTGGATAGATTCGGGGTAGTGGAGTAGGGTCGAACTACTCCACTCATGCGCTGGTTTGAGCCGGCTTTAGCCGGCTCGTGCTAGAGCAACTCCATTAAGTAATCGGGCTCAAGGCCGAAGAACTCTTCGCAGATGTCGTCTGCTGGTTCTCCGCGCTCAAGACGCTGAAGGAGTTCTTCTTTAGCCTCGGCTATCTGTTCATCGGCTTCGTCTGCCGTGAGGTTATCCCGCCGCATTAGGATTTGTTTGATGCTCATAGGTCGCGGTTGAAAGAACGCACGCAGTCGGCAACCATTTTCAAGAGTTCTTCTTGCGAGTTGGTTGTCCCTTCTTCGCTGAACTTGCAGCCCAACGCATAGATGAGGGTTGAAAAAGCCCTTGCGTCTGCACAGTCTTTTTCAAATGACTCGATAAAGGTCGAGCCGTCGATGCAATCCCAGTGGAACTGATTGGAGTTTTTGTTATACTTATTCATATGCTGTTCTTCTATGGGCGCATAACGCTGCGCCGCCGTCGGATGGTTCTACCATCGAAAGTTTGGGAGGCGAAGCCTCCCGGTCCGATAGGCTCATCCTATCACTGACATCCGGTGAGTGGGTGAGTGGGTAGCAGCCTCCGCTCTTTCCTAGCAGGGGAGCGGATTCTAGGTCTACAAGGCTCTAACACACACTTCTACCACACATATACTAGGTATATATAAGAGTAGTGTAAGGAGAGAGAAGAGAGTGTAGAAGTAGTAAAATAGTAGACTTGAAAATCCCTCCCTGCTAGGAATGAGCAGGGAGAGTATCCCACTCGCTCACTCACTCGATGGGAGTTTGCTGAGAAGGGAGAAGTGATAGCAGAGTAGCAGGGAGAGAAGAGGGAGAGGTCTGTGCCCTGCTACAAGGCCTGCTACCATGCGTACAACCGACAAAAAGCGGGGAACCCCTTTCGGAGTCCCCCGCTCTTGTCGCCTTGCTCTAGCTTTCCACGTCGCCGTTGTGGACAATGTCTTCTGCTTTGAAGACAAGCTGTGGCTCTTTCGCGGGAACGTACCCCGATACCAAGCGCGCAACTTCCACGCTGAGTCCAGCAGCCACCGCCCGGTCAAAGGCAGCTTTCCGCTCTTCCATCACCTTGGCCTCCGCCGACTGCGTCTTAGGAACATAGCCACCAATGGTCGTCACCACGATGCCCGTCAGGCCATCCGGTGCTTTCAGCTTGAGCGCAGCCGCCACCACCTCCGCCTCCGTCATGCCCTTCACCGACGCCTTGTCCGCCGCCGTCTTGATCGCGCTGGCAATCGCCGTGATGGCCGCTTGCCCAGCGTAGTGATCCCGCTTCGCGTCATCCACGAAGCTAAAAGCCACGTTCATCATCACGCCACCGATTCTGGTTTTGATCTCCATAACTATTCAGGAGAACGCCAGCATCATGCTGGCGGGAGGCGGGTTCTAATGCGCCTTCCGATCCCCTTCACACTCCCTTCCCCGCCCGGATAGATTCGCCTTTTTCCGCTCTATCGTCGCCCAAATCGTCTTCCCATCGTCCTCGTCTTCCAAGGGTACCTTTGCCCAGCCGGGGGTGCGTATTATGGTCTTATCCCCACTCTGTCCAAAACGCATTGGAAGCTCCCCTGCTTGCAGGGCGAAGAGCCACAGGTAGGCTAGGCCCACCCTACCGGTAGGGCGGCTTGAACGGCCTCAGGAGAGTGCCTGCTCAAACTCCGCGCCCCAACGCGCCCTTAAAGCAGCCGCTTGCTTTTTCGCTGTCCTGAGCTACCTTCACACATGTCAGAGAACCCTTCCCCTTCAAGCAGCGAAGCAACCGCGCCGGTCTACACCCGCCGCACTCGCATTATCATCGTGCCGCCACAGCTTTCTGCAAGAAAGGAACCCAGCTTTAACGGGCTTCACCAGTATCCGAACGGAATGAGTCCTTTGGTTGGACTAGCCGGCCTACTGTCATGATCGAAGAACCACCAGCTGACCTCCGCGAGCCGTTCTCAATGGAGCGGGTGGAGGTGAAGCCGAAGATGACCTCGGAAGAGGTTATGGAGAAAGCTAGGTCCGTGCGCTGGACGCCGAAGGCTGGACTAGCTGACTTCCCTGACAAGTTTGATCCCGAGACTGACAACTACTGCGCGCCACCGCCGGAGCTTGAATTTCATAACGCTAAAGACCCAAATAGGGTCATCCAACGCGAGAAGCCTGAACACCGCATGGTCTTGTTCATGAAGGCTCAGATGCTGTCCAACCGGGAAATCGCGAAAGAACTAGACCTCACGACAACCACAGTCTCTCAAATCACTCGCCAACCATGGTTCCGTCACGCTCTCGCTCGCAGGATGGAGGACGCTGGTGGGGACATCCTACGCAAGACCCTCGAAGGCGTGGCTCTCGACTGCGTGTACAACCTAATCACCATTGCGAACGGCCAGCAAGAAGGTGCTAAAGTTGCCGACATCCGTGCGGCGAACGACTCCCTGCTGGACCGCTTCCTCGGTAAAGCCACGCAGAGGGTGGAACAATTTGATGGTGGTAAAGTGCCCACTACTAACGAAATCGAGTCTCTCGATAGGCAGTTGGAGGAAACGCGACAAGAAGTTGCGCGCCTCTCAGGTGCCAAATCTCAACCAAAACCCGCCACAGAAGTGGCACAATAGATACAACACCTCATGGCTACACGTACTACAGCAACCGCGGTCGCAGGGGATTTCTCTGACCGAGTTCTCAAAGGGGCGACTGACTTCGCCGGACCAACAGACTTCCTTGTCCCTCCAACCGCGCTGAGCGCGATTGAAACGGTGGTCGCTGCTCGCACCCTTACGGCTGCGGACTCCGGCAAAACCTTTGTTCTCTCGCTGGCCGGCGGGTTCACCATCACGCTCCCCGGTGTCGCTCGCGGACTGCACTTCAAGTTCATCACCGGCATTATCCCTACCACGGCCTACATCATCACGGCTGCGACTGCGGTGGTCAACGGCGGCATCAACGAACTCGAGGTTGACACCCACGACGACGGCCCGGTCGCCTCGGACTCGACCTCTCTCACTTTCGTCGCCTCCTCACTCGGCACCGTGGGTGACTGGGTCGAATACATCTCTGACGGAACCAAGTGGTATATCACCGGTCAGACCAAGCTCGACGGCGCAGTCACCTTCTCCTAAGCTCTAACTGGCGGCGTAGACTACCCCTCTACGCCGCCTTCTAGCGTTCTAAAAGAACGCCGCAGTCTCCACCTTCGCTCCCACAATGGCCGAGTTCGTCATCCCACTCTACTACAACCTCGACACCTTCCGGTTCACGGACGGTCTCACGGGTTCGTCTAGAGACCCGCTCACCATCGGCCAGAGCGACGTCATCTCATGGGCAGTCCGCTTCGTGCGGTCTTCTATCGCGGTTGAGTTGACAGCTACCCCAGTCTTCGTCTGCGGCTTGAAGTTGGTCGACTCCCCGGGTTCCTCCTTCCTCATTCAGACGGCGACGGGCACCAAGACCGGGACGGGTTCTACCACGGTCTATACTTTCACCACCACGATCGCGAGTTCGGAGCTAAGCACTCAGCTCAACCTTGCGGCCGCGGTCAACTGTGCTTTCGTCATCTACGACTCGGCTAACGGTATCACCACCCTCCCTTCGTTGAAGGTGACGATACTACCAAACCCGAACATCACAGGCACCACGCCAACCAGCGCGAACGGCACGCTGTCCGTCGCAGCAGGCAAGACAGTCACCTTCCCGCAAAGCCTGACCTTTCCCAGCGACACCGGAACGGACAACTACCAACTCACAACGAACGGCGCTGGTGTGCTGACATGGGAGGCTGGAACAAACGCACCCGGTGGCAGCACCACTCAGGTTCAATACAACAACGCGGGATCGTTTGCAGGAATCACAGGCGCAACTACAGACGGCACCGCGCTGACGCTTGTTGCTCCGGTGCTGGGAACTCCATCAAGCGGCACGCTAACAAACTGCACTGGTCTCCCTGTTTCTGGTATCACAGCATCTACCACTACCGCACTTGGAGTTGGTTCGATTAACCTCGGTCATGCCACAGCGAACACTTTAACGGCTAGCAGCGGCGTGCTTTCAATCGAAGGCAAGACCATTCTTGACCGGACCAACACACTGGATGGAATCACAAACAAGACGTTTGTGGCTCCGGTGCTGGGAGCAGCCACGGCGACTTCCATCAATGGCATCACGATCTCGGCAAACGGCTCTGGCACGCTCACGATGGATGGCAGCATTAACACCTCCGATAACGGCGGCAGCATCGACACGACTGGTGATATGGGACTGTCCGGTGGAAGCATTATTACTAAATGCGTATCAGGCTATTACCCCGGCGGGTTTATCAACACCAGCAGCGATGAGGGTCAGGGAGGCAGCATAGACACGAGAGGCCCATATGAAGGCGGCAGTGGAGGCAACATAGATACTAGCGGCGATGTGGCTAATGGAGGCAACATCGACACTAGCGGATCAGGAACTTCCGGTGGCAATGGTGGTTCCATCAAAACATCGGGGCTCGGTGCGTCCCCCGGCGGCAGCATCGACACCAGCGACGGCGGTGGTAGCATCTACACCACCACCAACGGCGGCACCATAGACACTAGACTTTCTGGCGGCAGCATCGACACAAGCAGCGGCGGAGGCTCCATAAACACCACAGGCACAGGTAGCATCCAGCTAGGAGTCACCGGAACGCGCACGACCTTCACTGGCGCGGCAAGCGGCACAAACAAGTCCATCGCGCTTCCTAACCTATCCGGCACCGTAGTCGTGACAGCAGCCACCAGCGCAACCGCCACGCAGGCGTTGTTCGCAACGGCGACAGCAGGCGCACCTGCCTATCGTGCGATAGCCTCGGCAGACATCGCCACCGCGCTGACCACACCGGGACCCATCGGCACTACGCCAAACACTGGCGCTTTTACGACGCTGACGGGAACAAGCA